CGATGGGTGACTGTCCTCAAACTATTCACGCAGGATTCATTCGAGAAAGCCTATCCCGGCAATCGTCCTCGTTTCTTTAAGGATGTCCTGTCCACTGAACACAGTCTTTTCAATGTGAGAGATTAGAAGTTCTCGCTCCCTTACCTTTTTCCGGACATCCATGAATCCTTTTTCACGGCTGATTTCTTTGTTATCTTCTTCGGAATAGGTTTCTATTTCTCCGGTTTCGAGATTGTGATAAACAATGAATGTCTCTTTTTTCCGTTTCTTTTCATAACGGTGAGCAACATAAACAACCTTCCGATTTAATCCTGAATTCCAACCAGCAAAGAAGTTATCCCAGGGAGCATAAGCAGATGAGGGAGTCTTGCCGGGATAGGCTTTCTCGAATGAATCCTGCGTGAATAGTTTGAGGACAGTCACCCATCGCGCATCCCTTTTGTCTGCCCGTTGAGCATTGTTATCGAAATATACAGTCTGATACGAATTGTATTGAGGTATCCAGATAGGGTGTTGTGAATCATTGGCCGGGTCATCATCATCATCAAAAGCAGTAGAGAATCTAAAGGTTCCATACCCACAAACGGCGGCCTCATGCACTGCGTTGTCAAGTGCCTCACTTCCGGAGAACTTCATAAAATCGGATCGGTATTTCTTGCTTAGAAAATTAGCGTCCTTATCCGATGTTTTACCCTTCGAATCATCGGGTCTGTAATCCACACCTATCCGGTTACTGAACCAATTCCCCATAAACCGATTGACTACAGGGCTGGTGGAATCGAATACCAGGCGCGACCGATTCGCAAACACATCCTCGAACCAATCTTCCCACATACCGTCATCGGCATGGATGAACCGCATATCCTCATTTGCGGCCGCTATCTGTTCCCACATGATGTCAGCATCGTCAGCAATATCCTGTTTGAACTCATCCAACTTACTGAGCATATTACTAGTGCCTGGGGACGTTAAGTCTTGTGTTGTAAGGATTTCTGGCATTTATTTTGACCTAATTATTTGGTTCATTCTGTCTAGGATTTCATTTTGTTTTTTATTAAACGGTTCTCTTCTCATGAATTCTTCCCTTTCTCGAGGATCAACCATAAGCTCAGGAAACAAACCGCCCCTGATCAGGGAATCACTCCATACATTTTGCATGAAATTATTAAAACTGGTAAAGTTGGACCCTTTTTTCCCTTGTCTTTTAAATTCATTAAACCGTTTCTTTGCAAAATCTAATTCTTGAGGGGGCAAGTTTCTTATAAAATTCTGTTTTAGTTCAAAAAACTCTGGATCAAATGGTATTCTGCCCTCTTTTCCTCCAAGAAAATGTAATACATCAGCCGTTGCCACTGTCTGAGGATTAAAATTCCCGGTATCTCTTAATTGAACAATATGCTTTGTGGGATCTGGGCTTATCTCATCCCCCTTGAAAAACACTTCTGCAAAGCCGGGGCCACTTCCTTGCTGAATATCAATTCCTTTTTCCCTGACAAATCTTTGCAAGCGTGGAAACTCTTTCCCAATTGAAATTTTTTCTTGGATAACCTCAACTGGTGGCATAATAGGAAGAGGAGCCGCCCCAGGAGTAAATAAATCTTGCAATTGATTTTGTGCCATTTAGCAATAACCTCGATTGCTACGGTTGCTGAAAGTTGTTACTGCATTTGGGAAATTGATTGCGCGATGAGATATGCTCGGGTACTCAACATTCATATCTTTAATTCTAGCCTGAGCATCAAACATATCGTCATGTTCACCAACCGGGAAAGGCTCATATTCTTCTTCAATAAATATTTTTATCAAGTCCAGACTCTTATTTTCATAATCAATGTAGTTCAATGTTTTTGGTAAAAATATATTACCCCCCTCATAATCAGGAACCAGCCTTCTTATCCGGTCATTTTTTGCCATTGGCCCCCCCACTTCTGTAATTGGGAAGCGATAGTTTTCCTGGTCCTGTTTGTCTTTGATATGTTCTATATCAGCATCCTTGCCATACTTCTCGTAACCTGTTCTGATCTTAGAATGTAAAGGTTTCCATCTTTTATGAAGTTCGAATAGTTTTGCGGTACGCTCCAAAAGATTCAGCCGATCTCTCACGATATCCAAAATATAAAGATTCTGATCCGATGCTGCACCTATTACAAACATCGCAGTATAATCAGATTTCTTTTTCTTTTCGTTGGCAGGGTCCACAAGAATATAAATATTCATTTTTTCTTTATCCGGACAAGTATCATAAAACTTGAGCCATTCTTTTTTGAATCCTTGGACAGAATCAGCGATAGGATTTTGAAGCATTTGACAACCGAATGTATAAGACCCCTGTTTCCTTCGTTTTTCTTCAAGTTCTTTTCTGGTCAGCAATATAGGTTCACCATCAATCTGTCCATTTTTAGTGGCAGGATATAATCTCGGAATGGCTGCTTCTCGTTTCATAATTTCTTTGTAGGTATCATTAAAATGATATCGAGTGCCGATATAACGCTCATAACCACCACGGATTCCAAGATTGAGAGACAAAGCCCATGAATCCGTGGTTTTTTTCATCATTTCGGGAGAACGTGTCGATTCTTGGGTAACAACATCGTCATATATCCTTATCAAAAAATGCTTACTGGTTGGCTGACCTTCTACAATTCCCCAAGCCTCAATGGTTGATTCCTTGGGATTAGTTTTTCTCTTAACGACAAGGCCATCATCCTCAGACCATTTCGGTGCTTCTTTTTGTGGATTTCTCCAAAGAATGTCTGGGAACCACTCTTTAAGAAGTTCATTCGATTCGAACTCCCTTTTTATTTGACGAAGGAACCCCTTAGCAATTGGCCGAGTGTGACTGAATATGGCGGCTGTCACTTCCTTCCCTTCCCATTCTTTTAAAGGCTCATCCCCATGACTAGCAAGAATGTCCTGGATAGTTTTGCCAAATGTGATTATCGTGGACTTGTAATGTTCCCTAGCCCATAAATCCAAATACCCATTGGGGTGGTCCTGGACTTCCCGGCACCTCTCAAATAACCAATCATCCTCAATATCAGGACGATGCAGACCAAACCTGATTAGAAAAAAAAGGTCAATCCTGCACAGATTCCTCAGAATGCTTACCTTTTCCATTGGATCGTTGTCGAAATCCTTCAAGGAAGCTAAGAGTTCCGGGTAATCCTTCATATTTGTTGGTAATAGTTCCAGACAATTCATGCTGCTCCTTAAACATTCCTAAATTCTTTCCAGCGAGTTCAATTCCTTTAAACATTGGGCTGGCTTGGAAAGTATATTCTCCTGCCTCTCTTCCTTCTTTATCCAGTACAGGAGTGTGTTGCATACAACGCTCAATCCCTTCTTTCAGATTGGTTAAAACCCAATCCTGGTCAATATGACAGCGTTTGGCGCAAGCCTCCATTGCCTCAATAATTGCCACTTGAATCGCCGGTTGTTTCTTTAAACGGGGACCATTAGCATTTGCGGATTCCCAAGTGCAATCGTAAACCTTCTGATAGGCTTCAGTCGCGTTCCTGCTTATCGTATATTCATCGACAAACGCCTGGTGAAGATCAGACAATTCCTCTTCTTCTGTGGGTTCTTCTGACATTATTTCCTTTTCGGCTTCCTTGGTTTCCTGCGTGTTCCATTCTTAATCGGTTTTCTGGTTCCGTTGCTCTTACGACCTGTGTTATGTGAAGTTGATGATGGATGTAGTGCCATAATTTTCTCCTTTTAAGTTGATATACTCGGTTGAACTTGAAACCTCACATCACCATCTGCAATTCCTCTACCTTCTCCAGTGGTGGCATCTTTCAGAACACCAAATGCGTGCCAAAGTCCTACCTTCAGCATTACCGTTTCTGCCGTGGTCAATATAGTGGACCAAGTAAAGTTATCTACAGGAGTCAGTTCTCGGGTAATAATGGCTGGATCAGAGGTAAATTGTTTAACATGGAGAAAACAAGTAAAACCTTCAATTGGAATTCCCCCCCGGCTGAATATAATATTCAGACTTCCGTCACCTTTTCGAATGCGTTTTATACTAGCCACAAACATTACCCCTTCCACTAACCGCCCCTGCTGATCCAGAACCGCCAACTCTCTGAACAGTTCCTGATCCAGAAGTTCTATTAATATTTCCCCTCCCACCAATAACCAGGCTTTCCCCGCTTGCTTTCACTCTTTGAAGTTCAGCACTCACAGCCTCTTGACCATCAATCTTAACAACCTTGGAAAGCCCTAACGGCCAATGCAGAACATTTAACGGATTAGACATTTAAACGTGTTCCCTCAGAGTTACTTTGACATCTGGAGGCAGGAAACTGTCTCCAATATCCTTGTCCGCAATTATTGTGCTGGTTCCTTTCTTAAATCTTGTGGCTCTTATATTGGTTTCGTCAATGTCAGCGTCCAGAAAGTCTAAAACGCTATCAGTCGTATGCGTAGGAATATCCAGGGGAAGATTCAAATCCCCCCATTCGTCCCCATTCTGATCCCTGAAAGTGACCACTAATTTATCTGCGGTCATTTCTGTAGCATCCAGCGAAACGACAACCAGACTGGAGCCTGCGGGAGTCTTTGCCGGTAAAGTAGCAAGTTGAGCCAAAGCCCCGCCATCTTTACTGATCAATACGTCACCATCTTGCAAGGTCGGGTCCACCTTGAAAAACTGAGGATCAAATAAATCCGTTAAAGATATTGGCGGGAAAATGTATGCTTCCCCTTTGCTGGGTAGTGGCATTATTTCTTTCTCAACTTTTTAAGCGTTTCAGCAAATCGAGCACGTTTACCGAGTTTCCCAGGCTTTTTAGTGGCTGCTTGCAGCTTCTTTGCCGGAATCGTCTTGCCCTTCTTGATCCTCAGGCTTTTCCTTAGTGCTCCCGGTTTCTTGATCGCTCCCTGAATGAACTTTCGGTTTCCCGCCATCTCCGTTCTCCTGTGAAATAAATTGCTTTAAAATCTGTACCGCTTGAATGCCTTGGACATGAGCCGGTCGACCCATTGATACACTGGCACAGCAGGTATCCAAAAAGGTTAATGCTTGATCTGGGGTCATTACTTGGTTTTCCATAAATTCTCCTTAAAAAATCATTTGCATAAAAAAGTTACCCATTTTTAGCCGCCATAGTTTGGCTTTGTGCTGACACAAGAACATCGTTCGTGGCATCGTTGTTGGCGAAACATACATCAAAGAAATCACCTGGATCAAAAGTTCTTATAATAGTTTTAGAAATGTTTGTGATCGCATTATTTTCAGTAGTCGAAATAGAAGTTTCGTCTTTCTTTCCATTTAT